GCTAGCACATCTTATGTTCTCGTCTTCGAGTGTACAGGTTCATCCGGTACCGCAGAGGATGTCGAGGATCTTAAGACTCACTTGACGTCTAAGCGTCTACAGGTTGACTTCCCACTAGAGGATAACTTCGATGCCTCGAACGCTTTAGGTTCCGTAATCGGTGCTACACCGTGGGGCCTTGAGGGTGAAGAGAACATTCCTGAGATCGACATCAAGGTTGACAGTATCGCCGTCACAGCGATCACTAAGAAGCTCAAGGCTAAGTGGACGCCAGAGCTTGGTCAGGACCTCAATGCTTATCACAACCTCGACGCCGAGGTTGAGCTAACGAGCATTCTCTCCGAGCAAATTGCTCTAGAGATTGATCGCGAGATCCTTAACGACCTAGTTCGCGGAGCCGCTGGTGAGACCTATCACTGGTCGCGCCGCCCGGGCCGATTCTTGAATCGTGACACTGGTGATGCGCTAACTGTAGGTGCAGCAATTGCTGGTCCAGACTTCACGGGTAACGTATCTGAATGGTACGAGACTCTTGCAGAGACCATCAACGACGTATCAGCAAATATCCACAGAAAGACTCTTCGTGGCGGAGCTAACTTCGTAGTAGTTTCCCCGGAGGTCGCGAACATTCTTGAGTTCACTGCTGGATTCCGCGCAAGCGTTACTGCTGACCAGGACAGCGGCACCGTAGGTGCTGTTAAGGTTGGTAGCCTTAGCAAGAAGTGGGATGTCTATGTTGACCCCTACTTCCCGCGCAACGTGGTATTAGTTGGCCGTAAGGGCGGTAGCTTCCTCGAATGTGGCTAAGTATATGCTCCTTATGTCCCGCTACAGGTCACACCCACCATCTTTGGTACGGAAGATTTCGTACCACGTAAGGGCGTCATGACGCGCTATGCGAAGAAGATGGTCCGACCTGATATGTATGGCTTAGTTATTGTACAAGATCTTCTTGGATAATAGCTGATTAACCATAATCAATTAGAAGCCCCGCTCTAGAAATAGAGTGGGGTTTTCTATTATTTGAAACTAATTACGATTTAGGAGGATATTGTGAATGGCCGTACCCACTTTAACACCATCAAGCGAAGTCAGCAGCATAAGATTGCCTATAACCGGGACTCTCACGGAAGCTCAAGACTCAACAAATTATCCTCTTGGCCTATACGCTGACGATTCAAGCGACTTCTATGATGAAAACTTTGTTTCTGGCGCTCTAGACCAAGTATCTTTTACTTATAAAATGTTAGGTGGCGACGTACTGGACATTGAGTTAACAGAGGGTAATGTATTCACGGCATATGAATCTGCTGTATTGGAATATTCTTACTTAGTAAACATACATCAAGGAAAGAATTCTCTGCCAAGTATACTTGGTCACACAACAGGAACATTTGATCACGACGGTTCTTTAAAAAGTGGAGATTTATCATCTAGCTTGGATGGGGATCATGTAGGGCTGAAATATCCCAAGTTTGATTACTCCAATGCAAGAAGAGTATCCTTCCGTTCCTCTCACGAGGCAGGCTTAAATGGTTTAGAGCCAGAGTATTCTGCTTCTATAAACACAGTAGAACAACAGCAGGATTACGATCTTCAGCAACTAATTGCTAGTAGCTCGAACTACACTGGATTAATAAATAACAAGCGAATTGTAATTAAGAAAGTTTACTATAAGACGCCTCACGCAATGTGGAGATTCTATGGATACTATGGCGGACTAAACACTGTGGGCAACATGTCTACCTATGGAATGTACGCAGACGATTCAACGTTTGAGGTGATCCCTCCGTGGCAAAACAAAGCTCAAGCCATGCCGTATGAAGATGCAATTTATACTAGAAACTCACACTATTCTTTTGAGCTAAGAAACAATAAGTTAAGAATTTTTCCCGAACCTAACTCTGGTTCCCCAGACCAAATCTGGGTCAAGTTCACTATCCCAGAAGAACCTTGGGATGAGAGCGACGACGATAGAAGCTCAAGAACTAAGGGAATTAATAACTTAAACACTGCACCGTTCGCGAATATTCCATTTGAGAACATTAATAGCATAGGAAAGCAGTGGATCCGAAGATTCTCTCTGGCAGTTGCAAAAGAGATGCTCGGACAAATTAGAGGAAAATTTGCCACCATACCGATTCCTGGAGATTCAGTCACATTAAATGCTTCGGACCTGCTTAGTCAAGCCACCGCGGAACAAGAGAAGCTAAGAGAAGAACTGAAGACTGTACTGGACGAGCTAACATATAATAAGCTAGCTCAGACAGAATCAGAGATGGTCGAAGCATCTAAGAAGACTCTTACAAGCATACCCCATGGCGTATACGTCGGGTAGGGGGTTATAGATGTCAGAGAAAGATAAATGGTCTAAACCAAGTTCTCCTCCGCCTCCTTTATTTTTAGGAGAGAAAGAAAGAGATCTTGTTAAACAAGTTAATGATGAACTTATAGAAAGAGTCATAGGCCAACAAGTTGTTTACTATCCGATAGATACTAAAACAACAGATTTCCATGATCTATACGGCGAGGCAATTAATAAAAACTTTCTCCCACCTGTAAGAGTATACGCTTTAATTGAGTGGGATGGGCTAAAGACATCTACGGATCACTACGGAATTGATAAAGTAAACGAAATTAATATTCACTTCCATCGCCGCAGATTAACAGAAGACCAGGATCTTTTTGTTCGCGAAGGAGATTTTATATTATATGGAAAGTTTTATTATGAAATAGTTTCTCTTAGTGAGACAAAACAGTTGTTTGGGCAAATTGACCATAAGTTTGAAATTTCAGCGAAGGGCATAAGATCAAGAGAGGGACTATTCGATGCCTCGTAACGATAGAGACTATTCTTACACAGATGTAGAAGACCCTTCATTAGTTAATGAAGAGATCTTCATGCCATCCACTCTGGAGACGATCGATTTTGCTGTTTACAATTGGCTAAACGATGATTTAAATATCTTCGCGACCACGAACAAGGGTTGGAAAAAAATTCCAATTGTTTGGGCTTCCCCGGAAAGAGCAAAGTTTCGTGACGATAAAGATCTCCGAGATTCTACGGGAGCACTTATTTTTCCAGTGGTGTCAGTCGAGAGAGGAACAATATCGAAGGAGCTTACGAAGAGAACTAAAGTATACGCCCCAATTCAGAGGATGAAGGATATACAAGGCGGGCAATTAGTTACATCTAGGAAGATTAACCAGGAAAAAACATCTAATTTTGCAACAGCCGACGCTTACAAAACAAAAAGAGCGGACGGTGATCCAGATAGAAACCGGCCAAGAAATAATAAGAAAGTAGTTTATCAAACTAAATCTATTCCGATACCGACATACTTAGAGATTGAATATAGCATCACGGTACAAACAGAGTATCAACAACAAATGAACGAGGCGTTATCCTCTTTTATGGCCCACGAGCGCCCGGGCCCAGATAACTATTTTATGGTCCAGCACGATGGGTACAAGTACGAAGCGTTCATGGACGCTTCATACGAGATGAATAACAATATTTCTAATTTAGAAGAAGAGGAAAGAAGATATCAGACAAAAATGAACGTGAAAGTGATAGGATATATATTCTCACCAGATGAAAATGGTAACCGCCCAAGAATCACCACTAGAGAAAACGCCGTTGAGTTTAAAATATCTCGCGAGAGAGTTTTATTAGACGAGAAACCAGAGCATATAGGCAAAGACGGATTTTATAAAGGATAAATAGGATTTTCGATAGAACAATTACTATTTATAAAGTGAGTATGTTTTAAACATTAACTTTCGGAATTGAAAGGAGTAATAAATAATGTCAGTAGATAAGTACAAATTCGTATCGCCCGGAGTTTTTATCAAAGAAGTTGATAAGTCGCAACTCCCCGCCGTAGCACAAAGACTAGGCCCCGTAATCATTGGTAGAACCGAAAAGGGACCAGCATTTAGACCAACTATGGTTCAGTCATATGATGAGTTCGTTAAAATCTTCGGTGAGCCTATCGCCGGAGGCGGGAGCAGTGATGCCTGGAGAGAGGGAAATTATAGCTCTCCCACATACGCACCATTTGCAGCCAAAGCTTACTTAAGAAACAACGGACCGGTCACAGTCGTCAGGCTCCTCGGCGTAGCCGACAGTGATGCCGATGGCACAACTGCAGCCGCCGGTGGCGCTGGCTGGACAGTGCCTTCTTTGGGCGATGGCCCTGATGACGGCGGTGCTTACGGACTCTTTATGGTCAATTCGTCTTCTCTTGGAGATAATGACGACACGCCAATCGGAGTTACGGGAACGCTCGCCGCAATTTGGTACTTACAGAATGGCACTATCGCTCTATCCGGTAACACTAGAGGCGACGCCACGACAGCAACAGCTTCTAACGCTTCGTTACTTGAGTCCACAGCCAAGCATGAGTTCAAGGTAACTATTGCTGACTCTGGCGACTCCAACGCTAAAACATACGCATTCAATTTCGATCCCAATTCAGATAAGTATATTCGACGAGTGTTTAACACTAATCCTGTCGCGACAAATACTACTACTACAAATACTGCCAAGCAGGAAAGCTACTGGCTCGGTGAGACTTACGAGTACGCAGTAAACGATACATGCACGGGCTCTTTGCAGCACGGCTTGATACTAGGTCTTAAAAATAGCACCAACCAGGGTGGCGATTTTATAGGAATTGACGCTAGGCCTTCAGAGACAGGCTACTTTATTGCTCAAAACTTGATACACCACAGCGGTAACGGTTTCGAAGCCGATCAGCAGCCCGAGCTTTTCAAGGCTGTTTCCTTGGATACCAACGGTGACTGGAATCAGAGAAATATCAAGATTTCAATTAGAGATCTTAAGGCTCCGAAAGACAAGGACGTTAGCCCATATGGTACGTTCACCCTTGAGGTAAGAAAGATCAACGATACAGATTCTAAGAGGCAAGTGCTAGAGACTTACGGTCCTCTAGACTTGAATCCTAATTCTCCAAACTACATTGCAAAAGTAATCGGAGATCGTTACATTAGTTGGAATTCTACAGAGCGCAGATACAAAGAGTATAACGATTACCCGAATAACTCTCAGTATATCCGCGTTGAAATGTCGGAGAATGTTAAGAATAGTTTGGTAGACAAAGAGTCTCTACCGTTTGGCGTAAAGGGCCCACTTAGGTTTAAGTCCTTCACAGTGTCGGGTTCTGCAAACACAGACAACCTTAACGCAACCAGCAGCTTTGTTTCTGCAGACGGAATTTGCAACTTACACGACGGCACAAGCATTAGCTCCATACATATTGGCGCAGAGCATACCGATATCAAGTTCCAGTTCCCCGCAGTTGCTCTGAGGGAAAAGAGCGATGTACCGGAAGCTTACGCTGATCACAAGAAAGCTTACTTCGGTGTAGAGTTGAGGCAGAGCGGAAGCTCGACTCGATTCGATAAGAGTAATGTTGATTTGCTCCGTGCAAAGCCAGGTGCAATTAGCAGCTTCGATGCTAGTACTACTACCGAGCACATGTGGGCATTCACTCTTGACGATCTTATCCTACAGCAGGATAACAACGATAAGCATGCCGAATATGTCTCTGGTTCGTGTTCAAACGCTGAGTCCATCACTGCTATCAGTGGCGGGTATCAAGCTGTACTAGACGGAGGGTTCACCAAGTTCACAACTGTGTTACACGGTGGGCATGATGGCCTCGATGTTACAGAAGCTGACCCGTTCAGAAACACACTTCTACAGGGCAAGACGAAGCTCAACAACTACGCGTATGCATCTGTTATGCGCGCCCTAGATGTTATTTCAGAGCCTGATGAGTTAGAATTCAACTTGGCCACAATGCCCGGTATTACAAATGAAAGTTTAACTCAAGAGTTGGCTGACCTGTGCGAAGAGCGCGGAGATGCACTTGCAATCGTTGACCCGAAGGGCGGCTATGAGCCGATCCACGAGGGAGCGCCCGGAACATACCCCAAGGTAGGTTCTGTTAGCGACACCGTTTCTAACATGAAGGCACGAGACTTGGATTCGAGCTACGCATGTTTGTACTATCCCTGGGTACAGGTAAAGGCCGCAACCGGCCAGTTAATTTGGGTACCGCCATCTGTAGTTGCTCTTGGAACTATGGGCTCCAGCGAATCTCGCTCGGAAGTTTGGTTTGCTCCGGCAGGCTTTAACCGAGGAGGACTCTCGGAGGGTTCTGCAGGTATCAATGTTATCTCGGCACGAGAAAAGCTTTCGGCCGACGATCGTGATGACCTCTACGAGAACAGAGTTAACCCGATTGCATCATTCCCGTCAGAAGGAATTGTAATCTTCGGTCAGAAGACTGCTCAAATTCAGGCTTCTGCTTTAGATAGGATTAATGTGAGAAGATTGTTAATCCACCTCAAGAAAGAGATTTCCAGAATTTCCAACAGAATCCTGTTCGACCAGAATGTCCAAGCAACTTGGAATAGATTCCTGGGGAGAGTGGAGCCGCTTCTAGCTAGCGTAAAAGCTCGATTCGGTCTAGAGGATTATAAGGTGGTGCTCGACGAGTCCACCACAACTCCGGATCTCCGAGATCGTAATATAATGTATGCGAAGATTCTCCTTAAGCCAGCTAAGGCTATTGAGTTCATCGCATTAGATTTCACAATTTTTAGAAGCGGAGCTTCTTTTGACGATTAAAAAAATAGATAGCACTAGTTATTAACATAATGGGAGACCTGTAAAATGGGAAGTTTTTGGAATGATAAATTTTTAGAGCCTAAGAGGAAGTTCAGATGGCTTTTTAGAGCAGAAGG